AAGGATGATTACCTTGCGGCCGATAAAGCACTCGACCGGCAGGTGCGGTTCTACAATGTAGTCCCACGCTATCTCATGCTGGTCATGCAGCAGTCTACGCAGACGCTTGGGCTGCCGGCCAATCATCAGACAATCCTGACCAATCCGAGCGAAGTGCGCACGGCGCAAGGCATAACGCTCACGCATGGTGGTGCGGACCGGTTGGTCGATGCCTTGGAACCCACGGTCGATGAGCCCGTGAAATATACGCACTGCGGTGATGACTCTTGGGTCGTCATCTTGGTGTGCGGGCATATCATCATGATGAGCCTCGATTGCTCGAAGTTCGACCTCACGCAGCGCTCGGTAATTACGCAGCCGGTGGACCTGAAGCTGCACGAGCTCCTCTCGCGAATTGACGAGGGCTCGGCGGCGGTGTGGTACGCCATGATGCGCGAGCGTCGCGTCGTTCTGACGAGCACCGCCGTTTATCAAATGCGGGACGGCGGGCCGAGCGGCATGCCTCTGCAGAGCCAGCGTAATGATTTCTTAATGGAGATCACGCTGAATCGCTTTGCGGAGGACATCACAGACCTGTTGGGGACCGTCGAGGAGCACGAAGTAGTCGACTTTGCGCATGCGTTGGAGGCTTTAGCGGCGGACGTGGCCATGGGAATGGGCTTCAGCTGCCGTGTTGACGACACAGTCATCGCCTCCCCCTCAGATGAGGGGCCCATGACACTCAAGACCGCGTTGAAGGAGCACCCGTTTCGGTTTATCGGCTGCATCTTTCACACCGTGGAGCGGTTCGAATCCACGGAGTCGGGACCACGCGACATCCCGGACGCTGCCACCGTCATGGTCGACGTACCGCGCACCTGCGCCCAAATGCGCTTCCCACGCAACGTGTTCCGCCCAAACAGCGACGAGTTTGATGTCGCGGAGGGGATACGGCTAGGGTCGATCGTCTCCAGTCTTGGCATTCCAACACCCGCATTCGAGGAGTCGTTTGCCAAAGCCAGGCAGCAAGTCGGAGAGCTGCTTGAGGGCTTGCTGGAGAAGTACGAGGGCAATCCGGGACTCCTAGCGAGGAAGGAGGCGGAGGCCGGTCTCACGGACGAGACGGTCTTCCTGCAGGGCTTGTTTGACGACGTCGCGCCAGGGTTGCGCGGCATGTTGAAATACCTGCGCTCGCCACCGGAGAATGCCTTCCTGCCCGACACCAAAGCGCGGCCCATCCAGGAGGTCATCGATGAGATCGATGCCCGGATGCAAGCACGCGTCGAGCTTCACCGGCGTTATCTAGCCAGCGCCGAGGAACCTGAGGACTTCGAGACAATGCTGGCCGCCAAGATGGGGGAGCTGGACAGGCAGCGCCGCGTCGAGGTGTTGGAAGCTGAGGTCAATCACGGCCTCCGAGCGCCGCCAGCGTTTACTGGCACTATGGTGCCTTTTCGCAATAGGCGGGTGCGCAAGGCGCAGGCGTTGATTCGTTTTTCCAAGGCGGATCCGCGCCAGCAGCCGACACTTCGAAACCTTGGCAGGCCGCCGCCTGTCAAGTACCATGCTCGCGACTGGACACAGCCTAGGCAGTCCAAGTCGGCGGCGAGCATGCAACCGGAGTACGATGACGACTTCGACTACCTTCCCAGCCGCGTGCGCAAGGAGCGCCGGCAGCGGAAGGGCAAGGGCCGCAAGTAGGCCCATACTCCGGTGTCAGCCCGGGGGGGCATCAGCATTGGTCCCTCCGCCATGGTAGCAAGACCATGCAGGCTGCGAGCAACCTCAGAGCCAGCCCGGGGGACATCATCATTGGTCCACCGCTGCGGTCGCGAAACCGCACAGGCTGTGAGAGCGGTGAAAACTCCGCCTTTCCAGGCGGGCGAGCACCGGGGCTCGCATTCCAACCCGGACACGCATTTAATATTCACCATGGTCGCTCAAAACATTCGAACACGCAAAGCTCTCGAAAAGGTCATCGAAGGTGGTGACCCCTTGGACAGTCTTTCTTCCCATGGCGCGCTTTCTCATGCTGGTTCAGCTTGGGTCAAGTGTGCCCTGGATCCGTTCCACGATTACGAGATTTCAGATCTCGATGGCATCCCTGACATCGAGACTGAGCCATCGCTCGTCGTGCGCACTCAGCAGTCGATGGTCATTAGCAACCCTGGCGCTGGTTCCTGGGATTGTAACATCGTCAACATGCCGGTGGACTTTTCCAAGACCAACAGCGCCGCTAATTTTTCGACCGCTTTTGGGTCCTACTACCCTCACTCGCAGCCGGGCAACCCCATGCCAGGGACGTTTAATATCACCAGCAATCTGGAAAGCCGTATGGACGGCCTCCAGGCGTCTATCGTCGTCGCGGGCAACCCCACGTTCCAGGGCACCGGCGAGACTCGAGCTTTTCTATCGCTCGATGACTATCTCGTTGCCGGTTCGCCTTCCGACCTCCAGGCCTATCGCATCGTTGCGTCAGGTTTCGAGGTCGTGAACACGACCGCCCCCCTTGATCGTGCTGGTGCCTGTACCGTATACGAGATTGGCGCTCCTGGTGAGGTCTCCGACATCAACTGCGTTGACGCTGACGCGGGCGAGGCTCGCATCGGCACCGTGCGCAATTTCCGCATGCCCCCTGTCAACATGGCTGAGGCGAAGCAGACGCCAGGTGCCCGCACCTGGCACGCCGAGGAAGGCGCGTATGTAGTCTCCAAACATCGCAGCGAGATGGGCTTTTCCGCAGTAGCCAAGCGCGACTACGTTTATGCTTCATCCGCCTCTTCAAACGCTGCATGGACCACATACAAAGCCGGTCGCGAGATAACTACCAGCGCGACCCCCGCCCCCCTAGGCGAGGCTGCTGGCTGTGCGTCGCACATCAGCAACTTGAACCTTTGTGGTGCGTACTTCTCCGGCCTTAGCGAGAACACCACACTGCAGGTCACCTGGCGCTGCGTCATCGAACGTCTGCCGGGACCATTTGATTTGCAGAACCTCGCCCTCGCATCTCCGTCTGCTCCCTATGACCCACGCGCTTTGGAGCTGTATTCGCATATCACCGCCAAGCTGCCGCCTGGTGTGCCCGTCGGGTACAATGATGCGGGCAAGTACTTCCGCATGATTGCCGCCCAGATCAAAGCTGCAGTAAGGCAAACCCTACCGCTCCTACCCGCAATCGAGACCGCCCTTGCCGCTTCGGGCCACCCCGTCGCCGCAGCCGCTCTCGAAGGTGCGCGGACAGGCGCAGCGGCCGTTAGGAAGAACAAGGCCGCGGATAAGAAGAAGAAGGCAGCAGTCCAGAACTTTGGCAAGCCCTAAAAGTCTTGGGCGACCAACAGGATAGTCTGGCGAGCACATTCACCCGACGCGTGCGCGAGCTCTTCGCTAACACACGCCTCACCAAGGGACTGTAATATTGCCCGCTTGATGAAGGAGGGAACTCCCTCCCTGGTCTCATTAACCAGCCTACTAGAGTGACGTCTCCATGAGCACATCAGTAACTCATGAGCTCACTGAAGCAGCAAGGACACCAGAAAAAGGTCCAACAAGATTAATAAAAGTTCTTTCTGTTTCGG